AACTCTGGCAAACGACCTTTCCCTTCACCTAATTCTTCTTCTGACCTCAACCATTTTTCATATACATCTGCCGCATATTCAAAGTTCTTATCTACTTTGATACCATTACTTGTTGTTGCTAACGCCCATTTAAAAATAAACCCATGTCTAGTATCAGTAGCTAGTTTTGGATATACAAGAGAAAGCAAACGTACTGCCTTAGTTACTTTTTCGTTATACCAACCTATTGCGTTTGGATTCTCTACTAAAGCATAATTTGCATCTGCTAATAATGTTTGTACTAAATACTTTTCAACTTCTGCTGTAAATTTAGAAACATCAACACCACCTTTTTTAGCTTCTTTCTTTACACGATTCTGTATTTCTAGTTTAAAATCTCTATTAGTTTTAAATGGTTTGCTTTTCGCAAAGTCAAAATTTTCTACAATATTTGCCGTCTGAAATACAGCTTGTGGTACTGGCTTGCCTTGTTTTTGTGTAGCTTTTTGTTCAAATGTTTCTAATGCTTGTTGTTCATATATATTGTTTATTTCAGTAGACCAATTGCCATTATTATCTATTGATTTAACACCATTAACATCAAAAATAACTACTTCTACCGTTTCACCAGAATTATTTTTTAGTATTACTCCATCAAAACCTTCAGATATTAATTTATCTCGATACGCATCTGCTTTTGCTCTGCCACCTCTCATCATGTCTGGTTTAATATCTATATTTTCAATTTTTGGATTTTCTAATCGTGCATATAATTTCATTATTTTTTTCTCGCCTTTAGCTCTTATGCTTTTATTCATCGTATATATTTTTGCCAATCCTTCATTAGGGGTTAAATAAACACCAGTACCTGCAAATCCTGAGTCATATCTATTAGTATGATTTAAATCAAAATGATCAAAACTATCAGTAGTACCGTGATATAAAACTTGTGGTGTACCGTCTGTATTAGTTAATTTGGATTTTCTAAACCAATTTTTAAATAAATCTGTTTCAGTTTTTATCGTGCCATCTTGATTAAAAAATTGTGCGTTAAACGATTTTCTATCTGGTATATCTCTTTGTATATTGTATTGAAATTGATTTAAAAATTGTAATGGTTTAATACCTAAACGATTAGCAAATGCTGTTGCAAACGCTTGTGGCAATGCTGCCATGTCTCTTGCTTCTTTAGCTATATATCCAGCATTTCTTAATTGTTTTGCAATTTGTTTTTTTACTAATCTAGATTCACTTTGAAATTCAAGTAAGTAAGTTTTTGCTTGATTTGTTGCTTCTCTTGCAGCAGCTAAAAGTTCTGGTTGATCTTTAAAAAATTCTGCCATTTCTGTTTGGCTGTATTCTTTTTCACCAATTTTTAAATGTGGAAATAATGAATTACCTAAACTTGTACCAGAAATATTAGCCATATATTTACCTGTTGGAATTTTTACAAGTTTGCCTACTGATCCTTCTTTTTTTGCATTTTGTAATTCTTTATATAATTCTGGCGAAAACATTTCTAGTTGTTCATTAGTAATTTGATTGTTATCTAATTGCTGTTGAAATGTATTTGCATCAAAATAAAAATCAGTTATACCTGCCTGATCAGCTAATGCTTGTGTGTAATCTCCAAATTGATCTGGATTTCTGATTTTTGTTTTATCTTCTTTAGAAATTTGTGTTAATTTTTCTAAAACAGAGGTAGTATTTCTAGCTCTTGTAGCTTTACTCAAATTATTGCTATATGTCATACCCGGCCCTATCAATCCAAACAAAATCATGCCTTTCATTGTTTCTGTTAATGTTGAAAAAATTCTGTCTCCTATTTCTTCTGCACTAATTGTTTGAATTTCTTTTTCACTTAAATCAGCAAATAAATTAACACCAGCAATTGCAACCATTTCTTGTGCTAATTCTTGCCCTGTTTCTGTACCTACAACTACTACCCAATCTTTAAGAAATTGTCTATTAATAAAATTGTATGTAAGTTTTAATCCAGATTTACTTAAAGCACTTTTTGCAGTTTGTCTAAACAATCTTTTTTGTAAAGCTTTAGCAAATGGTGTTTTTGCTAGTCCAGAACGTGTAAACATTCCTTTAACACTTGATAATGCACCACTATATTTAGGTGCAATTAAACTTAAACCATATCTTTCTATAAGTGCATTAGTACCACCTACAGTATTTGCAATTACTTTTGCTTCGTTAATTCCATAACCTTTTTCTCGTAACTCTAACCATGAATGACCACCTTCTACCATATAAGTGTCATACGCTAATTTATTTTGAAATGCATTCCAACCAGTAAACAAACCTACAAAATTACCAATAGTTGCACCTACGGCTTCACCGCCAAACATTATTGGGCCGTCAGGTACTAAAAATCCTATACCTGCACCAGCTAAAGTTTTTGCTTGCCATGTAGCATAACCTGTTAATGCAGCTTCTGGTATTGATGAACCAAATTGTCCGACAAAGTAAGATGCTCCTTCTATAAGTCCAACACCATCAGAATCAAAATTATTTATTGTTTCACTTATTTGTTTTAGTCTTTCGTAATCTTTTATATCTTGTTCGGTTGGCACATAATTAAGATCAAATCCAGTTTCTAAATCTTTAAATTGAACATTATTATTTTTAAATCTTTGAGCAATAAAACCCATTTCTCTGCTTAATACACCTTTTCGTATGCCTTGCCATGCGTCTTCTGGTACAGATGCAATACTTTGAAAAATGTTTTCGTTAGAAGCTAATCTTGGAATATTGTCATATGCTATAGCTGCAAAATTAGGATCACGCAATTGCCTAGCTAAAACTGGATTTACCATTGCAAGTTTTCTTGCTTCTATGTCTTGTTGCCTTGCTCTTTCTTTTAAATAATCTAAAGTTTCATCACTATTAATAACCATACCGTCTGGTAAATTTAATTCTTTTGCTAATCGCTGTGCTTCTCCTGTACCGTCTGGATCATTTTGTGCAGCAGAATTTAATAAAATTCTTAGCTCTTTATCTCTTTGTTTTGCTTCTGCTTCATAATATCTATCAAAAACATTGTAATTTTCACCTAAATTTTGACTAGGAGCATATTGTATTAGCCTTTCATTGTTGTTATAAAAATTGTCAAATGCATTAGATGATGTCATAACTATTTTAAATTTTCGGGTGCTAATTCATAATTTAAATTTGCGTTTATAAATTCTTCTGCTTCTTTTAATGTTTTTGGCCTTCCAAATTTAACCCATTCTTCTGCTATGTTTTGTTGATTCATAGGCAATTTACGTCTATACAAATTGCCCATAATTGCAATACTTATGTCTTTAGTAATTTCTGATGTAAATATTTGTTCAGTTTTAGTACTTCCGTCTTCTTGTTTTACTTTTACTTTTACAAATAAATCATCTAACCTGTCTGGCATGACAGTACTTGTTAGTGTATTTTTTTCTTTACCAAAACCAAAAGTACCTTGTAAATTAACTTTATCCATTAACACGTTGTTTAATATTTCAACTTTCTGTTGTCTTGTTAATTTTTTGTTTGATATTCGTTGTGCATAATCTATTCTATCAACCCATTCTGTGTGTATAGCTCCAAAATCTGCTGCATTACCACCAAAATTAGACTTGTATGCCCAATCAAAACCGTTTTTAAACATAACATCTTTCATTAAATCTTTATTGCCGTTAGCTTCTATATATTTATCTTCACTTTGTAATTCTTCTGCATACTTTTTTAACCCTAAATAATCTGATTGCGATATATTTTGCATATACGCAGGTAAATTATCTCTTATTTCTTTAGGATTATTAATCAACTCAGCATATGTAAGCACGTCAGTTTCTTTTGGCTGTCCTTTTTTTAATAATTCTTGATCGCTTTTACTAAAGTTTTCTATTTTTATTCCGTTTGCTTCTAAATTTTTCCAACCACCTTCTTCTGCAAATGCTATTTCTTTTGCAGCGTTTAAATTTTCGTTATAAATTTTTGTACGTTCATTACTGATTTTTTTGTATTTAATATCTAAATCTTGTAAGGCATATTTTTGTTGTTTAGGATCTGGTATTGTTTCTTTTATTTCTGCTTTTAAAATTTCTAACGGACGTAGTCCTGTAATAAAATTTACGTCATTTGTAAAATTACCATCGTAATCTATACCTTTTTTTATTATTTCTAAATCGTTTGCTATGGTAACTGCAAATTCACCCTCACCAAAACGTCCATATATTTTGTTTGCTTCATCAGAAATTAACTTGTTGTAATTATTTATTATTTTTTCATTTATTTGTTTTGCATATGTTGCATCTTCTTTGTATTTAACTGTATCTATTTCTAAACTAGATTTAGCTTTTGTGTATAGAGAGTCTGCTTTTTTAACACCTAAATGCTGTATGGCAAATAAATGTGTTGTTTGGTGTTCATTTATTAATGTTGCATTAGAATCTAACTTGTAAAATTTTGATTCGTTTCTTATATTTTCTAACGTATCAATATTGTTTTCTTGCGTTTGACCTGCAACTTCTACTTTGTCACTATGATGCCCATCATAAACAGACGCACCTGTACCATCATTTTCATGATGATTGCTTTTAAGGCACATTAATTTTTTTGTTTGATCTAAAAAATTACCAGTGTTTTGATTACCGTTAGCAGTTAAAACACCATTAACACATTGCTCACCATTGTAATCTTTATGCTTATCTTTAATATATATTTCTAATTCAGTAACTACATCTTTAATTTCTTTTGGTTTATGCATATCTACATATTGCATTGCTAACTGATGCCCACCGGGTAATTTATTTAGTTCGTCTACAACACCTTTCATTACTTCATCGTTGTATGTTTGCACTGCTTCTAAATATGTTGAACTCAATGGCCCTGCGTTTATATCAGTATTACGACCATTTAATTCTGCGTGACGTTTTATTTCTAAAAGTCCTCTGTAATAATTAACAGCGTAATCTCCATTTTCTTCTTGAAAACTTTCAAAACTATTTATTGCACCTGTTTTGGCTATATTTATGTTTGATTGTGTTTCTTCAGTTAATTTTAAACGAGTTTGTTTTAATGAATGTTTACTAGCACTATTTACTGATATACGTTTTGACGCAGAATATTTGTCGTTAAATAATTTTTTTTGATCTTTATTGTCTAGTGTTTCTAAATATTTATTAGATATTTCTGTTAAATCATTTACTAATTGGTCATATCTAGATATAGGTTTATTTGTTTCTTCGTCATAGCCTACTGTTGCTATTGCATCACCACGTTGCAAATTTAAATATTCATTTACTTTTACATCTGCTTCTTCTTGATATCCTCTATATGCTTCATTAGATTTAACGTCATCATGCTGATCTTGTAAATCTGCTGCTATTTTTGCAAATTGTTTTTGTGCGTTACTTAAACGTCCTATATCTTGTGCAACACCTGTATCTTGTACTGGTTGTATATTAGTTGCAGAAAATAATGGTGTTCCACCAGTATCTATTTGTTCTGTAGGTGTTTGCTGTAAAGGTACTGTTGCCATAATTACTCCTTATCTTCAACACCGGGGAACAATCCATAACCATTGTTTGCTGCAAAATCACCAATACCCGACATAAGTGTACTTGTCATGTTTAAAAATGGACTAACAGTTGATGCGGTAGCAAACATATTACTTGCAGAAACACCTAACATATCTGCCCTTATATCAGCTTGCACCCCTCTTGTTCTCATCTGATTTGCAGCCCTTACTCTATTGCTATTTGCAGTTATCTTATCTAGTTCTCTCATTACAGCATCTGACGCAAAAACATTAGCAACACTACCGTAACCAAGTTGTACACCTCTTCCAGCAAAACTTGTTCTAGCTTTTCCTGTTTTTAAACCTGCTGCCATTGTTTTAGTCATTATTTGTCTGTTATATGCTCTATACACTTGCTGTGCTTCCATTTCCAACATATCAGCATTAATTTTTGCCATGTCTTCTTGATGTTCAAGATTTAACCCTGCACTTTCTGCTTCATATTTTTGCCTGTTTGATTTTGCAATATCGCCAATAATACCTGTTACAGTTTTATTTATTGACATTATTCCGCCTACTGTATCCCAACTTTTCCAATCTATTGCCATAAGCTCAACACCCTTTTATTTTTATACTATATAAACAGTTTATCGGTTTACGGTTACACTATCCACCAATAGATACTTCTAGCGTAACTCCAACAATTGTTAACGGTAATGGATCAGTTTGTCTTATAAATATTTGACCATAATCTTGCCAAGAAGGAGTAAGCATAATTTTTATATCATCTGTTTTTAAATTAGGTGGTGATCCAAATGGTTCTGTTGTACGTTGTTTTGCTTCTGTTAATTTTTCTGATGTAGGGCCAGCAAATATACCAGAACTTTCAAATACACGCAGCCAAGCATGGTTTAAATTTTTTACCCGGCCTTGACCAAATGCTTCTGTTTGCAATGATAATGGCAATGTTTTTAAATCACATACATAAGGCAAGCCTATATGCACAACACTTGCTGCACGAGTTAAAACAATAGCACCATTATTATCTACAACTCTAGTTGGATGTACTGCACCATCCGCTAGTATGCTTACTGTTTTACCAACTAAATGACTTAATCCAGATAAATTTTTTTCTGCAATTTCATATGTAGTAATTGCTGTATTTTGTAAATTGCTTGGCAAATCTCGATCTAGTTTGACAGTTGCAGTATGATTATCTGCAATAGCTGTAATATCACATCTGTAAGTTTCAGTACCATCAACTATTACTATTGCATCTTCTAAATCGGTAGTAAGACCATTACCGCCAAATTTAAATACTGGTATGTTAGATGGAAATTCTAAAGTAACAGAACTACCTTTTGTATAATTACCACTGCTAGTTATAGTTACAGTGCGTGAGTTATTTGTATTTGTACCAATATAAGATTTACCAGAATCTACAAAAAAACTATCACGTTGAGATGTGTAATTTCTTGTACCCATACATTCTATATATCTTTTTGTATTGCCATTTATAGTTCTTTTTATAACGCAATAAACTGCATCTATACTACCTTCAGCAACTGTTGTAACGCTTTCAAATGTACCGTCTGTATCGTGTTGATGCCATGCTCCTACTTGCTGTTCTGGTACATATGTAAGACCCACCAATTTACCACTTGTACTAACCATCCAAACAATTGGTGTCGGTGCTTTAGCTAATGTCATATCTGTAATATCAAAACCATCAAACAAATGCGCTGCTCTTATAGATAAATCACCACTAATAAAACCATTGGATTGCCAATTATATCCTAATTCTCTTGCGTGACCACCACGGCTTGCAATGTATACCATACTGTTATTTACAACTACAGGTTGCGTGTTATTAGCTCCTATGTATGATTGTGGTTTTACTGCTACAGATGTAGGTGTTATAGCGTCACTGTTTACAGATGTTACTCTCCATTCTGCTGCTTCTGTCATAAACAACAATTGTGTAAGCGGTACTATATGTTTTATTCTGTTTGCTTCACGGGCAGCAACTTTAAATTTTATGCGGTCATCATCTCGTATTGGCAATTTAAATGACATATCACTCTCTGTACCTGACCTAGTCATAAATATAGTTTGCGGTTCATTATTTGTGCCAGCAAAAACTCTGCGTTGTTCAAAATAAGAAACAGCATTAGGAAAATTATTATTACCAGAAAATACAGTTTCGTATCTTGGTGGTGTTATAGCAAAATCTGGTGCAATATTATTATCAACAATATTGTAAGTAGAAGGATCATTAACGGAATCGTGGTCTTTTTCACCAACAAAACCAAATAAACCGCCTTGCTCTTTATATACTCTGTATCGCAATGCACCTGTTACTTTGTTCCAAGTAATAGTATTTTTAGCTCCTGTAACAAAAATATTGTTAGATACAGAAGAAGAACTTGATGCTGCACTTTCTCGTACTCCATCACTTGCTATTGCAGTTACAACGTATGTATGATCTTCGTTTGAATCAGAATTATTACTTGCTGAACTAGGCATATATGCAACTACAGAAGCAATAGTTGGTGCAGATATTGATGCTGTAAAATCTATATCTGCAAATTGCCAATTAGTTGCACCATATCTTCTTAATTCTGCTGGCTCATGATTAGAATGCACTAAAGTCATAACGTCAGAAGATTGCACAAATTTAATATCAAATAATTCTGCTTCTTGATATGGTGACGGTATTTCATATGTCATATCAGTTGGCAATGCATACCAATTTGTAGCG